CTTCGAACAAACCCAGACTGGCGCATCTGTAAGCGCGCTGTCCAGGTCCATTACTGGGCTCATCCTTGAGTTTTTTTGAGCAGTTACCAATCTGCTTGGACACAAGGTCCTTTTACCGTCACGCCCCTCTTTTCTTCAAGGGGTCCTGATACCGTAAGGTCAGGTTCACTTTCATACGATTGTCCACCATGGTAAGGTGGGTCATAGTCAAATGAATTAAACAGTTTCTCTTTCATCTAGAAAGGAGCTGATCGACAGCCTCGCTACGAGAGCGGAGAGTAGTGGCCTTCCAAAATTAAGCCACTGAACACAGAACCATAAAAGTCGCCACATTGTACGGGGCGACAATCCTTTATCACTCGACCAAATAGACTGTACATAGTCTTAGAGTGGTGCGCAGACAAGAGGTACTACACCTACTGGAGGGGGAGAAGTCATGACAACTTCCCCTGGGGTTCGCCCCAACCAGTTTATGTAACCCTGATGTACCGGGGCAACTCTCCAGGCAGTCATTTTCTACCATCATGCATAGTACAACATATGGAGTCATAGAAATTGACAAAACAATCCGCCGGCGAAACTGCTTCCTCAAAGCGTTTCGCGGGGCAGGCTTCCGAAAGAGCCTTGCTGGCGGATTGTGGGCAAGAGGGCGCCAGAGTAATAAGGATTTCTGTCAAAGAAGGAAATTCAAATGTAATGAGGTCTTTCAAAGACCGAGTGAAACAACTCTAAAAGCTCCTCCTAGTGAATGGACACCTGAGCCTAGCTCGGGTCAATCGCACACCCACCCTCTTTCATCCTCATCTCCCAACGTCGCCGATCTCCCGCCCGTCAAACGTCTGTTGAAAACACTTCCTCTCGAGGGAAGCTCTGCTTCTGTGTTTTCTTCAGACGGAAGGCAATGGATATCAGGCGACTTCCGCCCCCGACACTCATTAGACTCCCACCGGATCTCTGTCCTCGGACCAGACGGCGACAGACTATCCCAACTCTACTCCTCCCTCCAGACGCATCAATCACGTGCCGCTGAGTTCAAGCGAAAGCTTGACTTTGCTCTCCAAGATGGAGCACCGCAAGTGACAGTTGACAAATTGAACATTGTCCTTGACAAAACTGTCGTTGCTGGAAAAGCCGTGACCGACCACCTATACCGTGCCTGGGGCTCTGCCCTAGGCCTCCGCCTCGTGGATCCAAACATAGGGTTCTCGAAAAAGCATCTTGATGATGCGGTGGAGTCCTCTTTCGGCTCGCTCGACAAGCCGCCGTCAGAAAACTTCCAAGTCCCTGGGTTTGACACACTACAACCCACACCCCACAACGCAGAGAAGGTTTTCTCCATGTACCTTCTCCGTAAAGCAATCTCCTTCCAAGACCCACGGGACCTTAACAAAAAGGCCGAGCGGTTTTGCAAGGATATCTCTACGCCCCCCGTCGAACTCGATGAAGAGCACCGGAATATCAAAAACCGGTTCATCGAGTTGGTACGTTGTGTCACCTACAAACTCCTCGTAGAAGTCTCAGACTCCCATGCTACGAAGACAACCTCCGTCCCCCCCCGGTTTCCAAACAGTCCCTCTGGGACTAACCTCGTTCTAAGAAAATATGGAGGTCGAAGATGCACCGATTATGGCTTCAATCCTGTTGAAGAGCGCTTCGACCCCACCGGGGAAATCCACCGAGCCGATGATTATGATTTTGCTTCGACACCTGCCTTCAGCAGGGTCATCCCGATCTTTTCCGCGGGCAAAATCAGAGTCATCACGGCAGCACCTCCCTGTGCTAGCCACCACTATCGTTACACCTCACATCTACTCTCGCGAATCAGAAAATGCCGATGGTCCATATTCGGCCGCGAAGTGGAAGAGTGGGCAGCAGACTCGGCGAATGCACAGGCATTCGCGAACTCAGAGTTCATCACCTCAGGTGATCTCGAGTCTGCCACGGACAGGTTCCATCCCGACTTGATTCGTGCTGTTATCGAAACAGTTGCAGCAGTGTACGACCTCCCTCCCTCCTTTGTAGACGAAGCCTGTTCGTTTACGTCCTCCTCTCTACTACTCAGTGGAACTCAACTTGAGATGTTCCAGCAAAAGGTAGGCCAGCTCATGGGGTCCTACTGGAGTTTCCCCGGTCTTACAATTACATCCTTCGTCGCCGGAATATTTGGCGACAAAAAGGCCGAAACAGACATTCTTTATGGA